AACGTATCGCCAATGGCTAGACCTTCAAAATCAGGCTTTGCCATGGCCATGGCGTTAAGCGCAAACAACGCCACCAACTCCTGGCCATCACCCTGGCTTAGCAACTGGCTCCATAGCAGTTTGGTCTCGGCGCGTACACCGCCATACCATTTGCTACCGATCTGTTCCCGCTTGGCAAATACCAATGGCGCTACCTCGCCAAGTCTTGCAACGTTTTGAACTGATGTAAAACCATCTACGTTGGCAAACTTACGGTTATTGCTTATGTTCTCGCCTTCGAGATTCTGCGGTGTTCCGGCTGGGTCGTCTTGCCTTGGGATCTTTGGTTTAGGCGCCATGGCGGATGCAGCGTAACTAAGCCCTGCACCCACGATGGTCATGGCTAGCGGCACCAGCGGTATGCACACCACCTCTGGCACTACGTCATAGGCTGCGCTGCGCTCTGGCTTTATATTTGCTACTTCGCTTGCGTACCAGGCGTATTCTTCTGGGCTCATGCCCAGCGCATCCATCAGTTGCTTTTCCCAGGGCAGTACAGCGCCACGGTATTGACGGCTGGGGACCATGCTACGCGGAGTGTCTGGGCGTTGCAATGGATCCATCCTGAATCGTAAAAAGCGGCTAACCCGTAGCTGGTTCCGACCTGGCTAAGGGCAATAGTACCTGGCGATGCGTACATCACCGGGCTTCCCCATAAGTTTAGCTGCTCCTTAAAAACTTCACTATCGCCACGCCTTAGCCGCCGATACCAATCGCGGGTTGGTACTGGCGTATCAATGCCTTGAAATTGCAGCACCGCACGGCATAGGTTGACGCAGTCGGTCGCTCCATGCAGAAATGGATCGGCGCCTAGCTTGTACGGTAGGCCAATTAGATCAGCCGGACCTGATAGCACCGGTTGACGGCAGCGCCCCAACCTGCTTGGCGGTGAACCGTAGGTTTGGTACGCGGGATTCAATTGCATCAAGCGGGCTGCTGAGTTCAAGCTGAGTTCCTTGCGTGTTGTAGCTCATGCCAGTGCAGAGCCAGATCTCTTGGCCTCGCGGTGGCGTGATCGGTGTGTAGGCATCGGTGAGTTGATAGGTGCGTACCTCAGCGACCCAGCTATTATTTACGGCATCACGGGTCCAGGCCAGCGTTAGCTGGTTGGTGGGTAGCGTTAACTGGCTGGATATATTGTCGCCATTCTTGGTTTTGGTTGCACCTTGGTAAACAAAAGGCAGTAGGTTCCAGCTAATGCCATCAAAGCTAACGGCACTGTCGTTGAAGAAATTTTGCCAGTAGCTTTTGCCGCCATCATGCTTGGTGAACGTCAGGAAATTACCGATTACAACGACTGACATTAGATTCCCACCTGCCTGCGGAATGCAGGCGATGTCCGCATCTTAGTGGCCACCTGTTGCGCTCCAGCCTTGGCTCCGGCTGCGGTGGCGCGTTTCTCGGTTGCAGCCATAGCAGCCATAAGTTGATCCTTGCTTACCCAATCTTGGCCCAGGAATTGCGTGGTTTCAAAATTCATCGCCCAGGATGCTGGTGAGCCATCGCCTGCTGCACCGGTGCCACCATTTGCTGCGCCTGCGCTGCTGTTCTGGCGTTGATAGCGGGACATTGCATCATTCGGGATGATAGTGCCGCTAGCCCCGGGCACAAACAGCTCGGGGCCTTTCTCGCCAACCACATACGGCGTACCACCTGCTACGGGGCCACCAGCGGCTTTACCGACCAGCGGAGTGCCGCCGATATTAACGCCGCTAAGCAAACTGCGGATACCAAATGAGATCAGCATTTTGCCGATGTCCTTCAGCACACCAGCCAGCACATCCTGCAGGCTTTGAGCCCCAGTCACGGCAGCCTCAATGCCGTTTACAAGGCCAGATTCAATTGCACCGCCAATGCCTTGGATAAGCCCCTTCATGCGTTCTTTGGCTGCGTTTAGCCTTTCTTGTTCATCAGTTAATGCCTTGGCTTTTATTGCTTCTTGATTCATGCCGTCTAAGATTTGTGGTTGCTTTTGAATTTGAGCGTCTAGTAGCGCTATTTGCTTTTGCCTTTCCCCTACTTCCGCTGCCGTTAAATCTTTCTCCGCAAGTAAATTTACGATTAAATCTCTTTGGCCTTGCAATTTTAAGGTATTTTGATCTACTATTTGTTGATTTTGTGCAAACTGAGCCGCTAATGCAGGATTAGTGCCGTTAATAATTAGGTCTAATGTATTTTTGCTAACTTCATTTTTTAATTTGGCATTTAACAAATCAGCTTCTGATGCTTTAAGAACATCTACAGTGCTAATTGCTAGCTCTTTGGTTCTGTTTTGTTGCTGATCCAGCAAGTTCTTTATCGTTTGATTTGTTTCTGCTCGCTTAAGGTCTTGCGTGGCAGTATCAAGCTTGGCAGTCGATGGCGCAGCAAATGGCTTAATGGTGTTAGCGGCGTCCACTTGCATTGCACGTGAGCCTATTGGTGCTTGTACTGCAGCGGCGGCTGGGCCAGCATTGGCGGCAGTTGGAATTTTGGCGACTGAATTGGCTAGCAAATGCAATATGCGCATTGCGCCCTGTGGCGTTGAAATTTCTGCTGCATAGCCACCAGCTCCTGTATATCCTAAATTTTTAGTCAGCGCAGCACCGCCCTTTAATGATATTGGTGTACCACGTGGCGTGCCAAAATCTATGCCAGCATGAAAACTACGTCCAAACAAACTGCGTGGACCGTAGCCACTGGTTACTCCATAGCTGCTAGGGGCTCTGCCATTAAGAGCAAAATACTTATCTGCATCTGCTTTTGTAATTGGTCGCCCATCTGCCCATCGAATGTCAAGATGTGGGCCAGTGCTATCGCCTGTGCTGCCAGTTCTTCCAATTATGCCCTTTGTAATCGCTGGGCCAATTGGGCTTGGCTGTGTCGGCATAGTTGGCTTTGTGGCTTCAAGTATTTTTGCAGCGTCTTGAGCGCCTTTGACCATTAACTCGCCAATGGTTTTGCCTGCTTTTGTCAAGATGCTTTCAGTTTGGCGTGCATAATTCTTTTGCATTTCACCGATGCCACGTTCTGTCTCGCGTTTGAAGTCAGTCAAAGCACGTTCAAGTTGAATCTTGCGTTGTGTGCTATCAAATTCAATCTGCCTTCTGCTTAAAGCGGCATCATTTAACGTTTTAGCGCTATCACGAGCAACCGTCAAAGCTTGAATGTCTGCAGTGCTTTTGCCTGCAACCATGGCTTGTGCTATGCCAATTGTTGCGCTTGTATATTGAGCGGTCCCGGTAAGCTTTAACCTGCTCTGTTGCAAATCAAATTCAGCCTTTACGCGCTGGTCTTGAAGACTGCGCTCCATATCCATAATGCGCCTTATTGTTGACTCACGAAAATCAGCAATTTGTTGCTCATATTGAATGCGGTTATCTGCTAATTGTTTTTCTGTATCTTTATTGATTTTGGCGATTTTTTGATCAGTTGCTAATTTTATATTTGCAGCTTCTGATGCTGCGTTTTTTCTTGCAATTTCTTCAGCAGATTTAAGTAATCCAGCACGATCTACTGCTGGCGCTGATGCTTTTGGCGCTTGGCCTGACGGAGCTAGCGCTTTCAAGATACCAATACCTCCGCCAGTTGCATATCCTAGCATTACTTTTAATCCTGGATTTTTATCTATATAATCCTGCAAATCTTTTAATTTAGATTTAACGCCAGCCGCCCAATTATCAACGGGGCCAAGGGATATATTTTGCTTTCCCCAATATTCAAACTCATTGCTAACTCGACGCACTAAGAGCAATAAACCATCTATAGATTTTTTAATTTCGTTCACAGCTTTTATTACTAATGGCGCAACTGCAGTGCCAACAACAGTTTGCAACGATTCAAATGAACCTTGCAACTGTGCAGTAGCTCGATCAAGGTCAGTGCCGCCCTTAGTGGCGCCTTCATAAAACGATGCGCCTTTCTTTGTTAGCTCATCAATTGCTTTGATAACAATTGGATAAGTTACCTTACCTTGTTCTGCCAACCGCAGCACTTCTGCAGTGCTGACATTCATTACCTTTGATAACGCTTCAAAAATAGGAATGCCAGCCATGGCAAACTGTTTCAAGTCAACTGTATATGCCTTGCCGATGCTACTAATTTGGCCAAGATTTACAGCAAACCGCTGTAGCTTTTCGTTGTCGCCAAGCGCCAAATCACCTAGCAGTTTGGTTGCGGTGCCAGCATCTTTTGCCTTTAACCCATATGCCGCAAGCGTTTTGGTGGACTCAAGCAATCCAGGCAGGCCCAGTGATGTGGCGTCAGCCGTTACCTTGAGTTGTGCAATGATTGCATTGGTTGCGTTTGCGTCCTTGGTAAATAGTGTTAGCTGTTGACGATTGCGGTCTACCTCATTTGAAAACTTAAGCGATGCGCCAGCCATGGCAACCAAGCCAGCAGTAAGCGCTATGGCGCCACCGCCTGCCACCATTAATGCAGGTGATACGCCCTTAGCGGCACCTTGAAGGCTGGCCAGTGATGACTCAATCTGTTTAATCTCAGCCTTTATTGCTTCGCCACCAATGCCGCCACGGCCAGCAAGTTGTAGCTTTTTGCTTGCTAACGCGGTTTGCAATGCAACGATTTCAGCAGTTGCAGCCTTGCTTGCGGCGCCTGCTTCATTTATTTTGCGTACAAATCCATTGATACCATTGGCGGCAACGCCAAGGCCCCCTGGCAATGTATTTAATGCTTGGTTTAAGGCATCAACTTTAATATCTTCAACCGCACGGGCTGCAGTTTGTGTCTGCCGTTGAAATTGCCTAAGTTGCTCTGTCGCCTTACTGGCGTCAACGTTAATGGCAACATTAGCGACAACAGACACAGCGCGGCCCCTCTGTGGTTACAGTCTACCGCCTGCGCTTCATTGCTGATTCTTGCTCATCATTTTGCAAGTCAAAATATGCCGACCACAGCAAAAGCTCGGCCAGCGTCATGCGTTCCATCAGTTCGGTCAGGGTGTAGCCAAGCTCTTTAGCTACACCCATTTGGAGCCGCAGCAAGTTGTCTTGCTTTAGCTCCGCCTTTATTTTTTTGTGTCCACCTCATCGCTGCTGTCTTCGCTGATAGCAGCAAGCATCAGCGTTTGCAAATCAGCATCACGCACCTCGTTTTTTAGCTCTGCAATTTCACCGGCGGCAAATATGCGTTGGCCGTTTTCATCCATTGCTTTTTGGATGAGCAACTGCAATGCAAATGCATTGGCGTCATCGGTACTAGATGCTTTTTGTGCCCGTTCGCGTTCAGCCATGGTTAGTGGCGTGCGGTAGAACTCAAACTGGCTGCCGTCGTTTAGCTGCACCGTTTTTTTAACGGGTGTAAGATTGGCGGCTTTTTTCAGGCGATCAAGTGCGCGGATTTGAGCAGCGGCCATTGTATTTGGTGAGTGGTGTGTATAAGGCCCCAGTAGTGCCGGGGCCATTGGCTAGCTATCAGGCGCTAGTGGAGAAATCAAACGTAGGTGCACCGGTGGGACGGAATGAAATTTCCACCATCTGAGCATCATCTGGGTTGATGTTGATGCTAGCGCTTAGCAGTACAGCATCCATGGCGATGCTGCGGCTTAGTGCTTCGGTGCCTGCTTTGTCGGTATAAAGCTTGAATGCGCAACCGACTTGCTGGCGCTGTAGCACATCTTCAACCATGCGGTTAGAGAGTGAGCTGTCTTCGTTGGTTACGTAGACAGTTGCGGTGCCGGTGCCGTCAGAGAATCCAGGGATGTAAGCCTTGAAAGGCGCATACTGTCCAGCGGCTTGACCGATGGTGGTTACGTCGATTTCGGCACGGCTGATTTCAAAGCCCCAGCGCTGTACCTGGCCGACTGCTGCGTAATCAGCGTAAGCAACCTGGAACTCGTTAGGAGCGGCCAGGGTGCCGTCATCCGTTAGCGTCAGTTGAGTACTACCTGCAGTGGTGGAAAATGTCAGCACACCAGTGGCAGCGACGTAGCCAATGACGTAGTAGGTGGTGGCGCTTGAGATCGGAGCAGGCAAGGTGCCGGAGCCGCTGCCGCCGGTCTGGGAGTTGATCAGCGAAAACTTGATCGGGTCGCCAACCTTGAAATTTAGGTAGCTGCCAACGACGATCTGACTGGTGCCAGCGCCGGTGGTGACATTGGATTCGCCAAAGGTGCCGTTAGTACCGGCAGGCTTGTAGTAAAGGGCGCCGGACGTGCCGGATAGAACAGTGACGGCCATGGATTTAGTAGAAGGTGATGGCTGAGTTTAGTCTAGGTACGCTTCAAAGGTGATTGTTAGCTGCGTCTGGAAGTAAGGCTCAGGTGACGCAGGGGTTACCTGTGCCGGACCGGACGCCGCATCAAATATAACGCCAGACACTGTTACGCGATCAAACAAATCCTTGATGCGTTCTGCAATAGTGAAGTTTGCAGCCGGGCCAACGCCAACCGGCGTGTAGATATTGACTACTAGCGTGCCATTTTGGCGGTTAAAGCCGACATTGCCGGTAGGCAGCAGCGTTGCGTAGGCATTATCGCCAAAGCGAATAAACACCTGTAGCCATGGCGTGTTATTTGGTGGCGTAAACGGCACATTCTGGTAACTGACCGGATAGACCGGTGCAATTGCCATTTGTGTTGCGATGCGGCCTTCAATAGCGGCGCGTACTTCGTTTAATGTGCTGCTCATGATTCCCGCCCGATCTTAGCAGCCTGTGCCTTGGCATAGCTTTGTGCATCCTTGGCGATTGCCTGGACCCAGCCGGGGCCGCCAGTCTGGATGCTACTGCCACCGCCAGGTGATGCCCAATTCTTTACTTCGCGGAATGGATTGTAGCGTTTTTCTGCTGGGTTCTCGCCTGAACCTGCAGCGCCAGTTGCCAGCTTTTCTGCATATGGCAGATTATTGTGGACGCTATAGACGTTGCCTAGCTTTTCCCAGCTATAGCCAATCCGCGTCAATGGTGGCGCTGATGGGTAACTGCCATCCGGCGCAATGCCACCGGTTGCTGAATTTTCGCCTACTTGCCAACTTGCACGAAAGCGGCCTGTATCTACTGGGCTTTCCATCTTGAGTCTTGCATCTACATCAAGCACCACTACGCGCAGCAGTTTCTCCATCTGCTGGTTCACGTATTCGCCCATATCGCCTAGCTGGATGGTGCCTGCCATTAGTCCCTAAGTATCAATTCATAGGTTATCGCTATGTTGTCTTGCTCAATGGTGCGCACTTCAATCACCTGCAATGACCGGCTGCTGATGATTACACGGTCGGCTGTCGTTGGTGCATTGGCTAGGTCTGCGGCTGCAACCATCAGGCGTTTGTCGCCTGCTTGGATTAGGTCGTTTACTTCGCGTCTGCTTACGTCTTCAAGCACACCACGCACACTGGTGTCAGCCGTGGTTTCGGCAGCAGTGCCAGTGGCTGGATCGTAAGAGCCAAGGGTAATACGCCGAATGGTAGCCGTGCCGCCGAACTTAGCCATCAGCTTACTGGCGGCCTTTCGTAGCGCGGTTGATAGTGCCATCAGAGCTTGTAGGCAATGCAGTGGCCAGCCGACAGGTTAATGCTGGTGAAAACACCATAAATCGTTACTCCAGCGGTAGGAGTATGGCCGGCCAATGATGCCCCGTCA